GATCCTATGACTAGGGGTAATGCTGCTGTAGATACAGATCCATACAGCGAAGCATATACAGACTTGACTGATGCTGAAAAATCTCTTTACCGTGATGAGTTATTAGGACTTACTTCAGTAGGAGGAAGTGGACAGCGTTCAATTGATTACACAGACGATGACACTTCTCAGTTTGAATCAAAAGTTGTTTTAAATTTTACAGGACAAGAGTTACTTGAACAAGATAAGTTTGGAACATTAACTCAAGATGCTTTGAAATTTGCAGCAGCAGAATTAAAAAAACAAGAGCAGAAAAACGCTACATTAGATTTATACAAAAATCTCCCTGGCTTTAACGAGATATATTCAGCTAATCAATCTTTATCAGAATCAATACTAGGAGATAGTGGCATTGGTGGTTACCTCGCCATGTTAGGGAAAGATACTGAGGGAATGGAAATTACTCTTGAAGACCAGTTATCGAGAGTAACTGGAATTCCTTCAAGTAATAGTGCCGTTTATAACTGGCAAGAATGGTTTGAAGGCGAGATGGTAAAAAGATATGAAGATATGGAAGAGATTACTGTTGAATTTGAAGATACTATTTCGGAGTTAGATTTAGACTCTGAAGCAGGAAAAGTTCAATATGAAATCCAGCTTACCCGGATGGGTATTGATCCTTACGATGACGATGGTAAATTAATAAACCAATCAAAAGCATTGGCTCAACTAGAAACAAATCAATTTCAACGTACATATGAAATACAAGAAGAATTTAAAACTAATTTTATCGAAAACTATTTAAGGACTAGATTTGACCAATCTAAATCTATGGATGAATTTATTAGTTATATGGATGTACAAGAAGATGAACAAAATATTTTTCAAACACAAAGTGCATTAGATAGCTTGAAAGATCTTGCTTCAAAACAAGCACGTTTATTGTTGCAAAATATTCAAGAACTACCCGGAGACTTTAATTATGAATTTTATTTTAATCCAACAGAAGATAAATATGGAGAGAATCAACTAAAAACAGATAAATACGCTTTACAGAAACAACAAGTAGCACAAGATTGGATAGACGCAAAAGCCAACGGAAATGCTGTGCCTAGAGGACAAGCTGCAGATGCTAATGGAAATAACTACACCTGGAGGCAATGGGCCTACTTCTACGGACGTGATCTTAATGATGAAGCCTCCTTTGCAAGATTACATTATCAAGTGCTAGGTGCACGAGAAGGTTTTGACCCGGCAAGAGATATTCTTACAACAGAAGATGTAGATAATTATTTAACAGAGACTGTTCTTCCATCACTCGATAAGGCAGGCATTGATTTAGATGGTGCTACCTTTATGAATTTTGTAACACCTGAGCAGTTTGCAGATGAAATGCTTAAAGGAATTGACCCCACAGAAAACAAAGAAGCTTGGAAAGAAATTTTAGAAATGTATGGTTTAGATGATACGGCTGCTATTGAAGAAGTACGTTCTTATATTATCGAGGCAGTACGTACAGGTGCTGCTAAACGTATTCGAGAATCAATTAAATTTTTAAATGAGAAAGATAAAAAGATTACACAAAACGCATTAGGTGTTAGCTACATTCAACGTCCTGAAGATGAAAAAGATATCCCTGATGAAAAAGCATCAGAGCTATATAAAATTTTTCAAAATGCAGGCTACACAGGCGATGAAGATGAGTTTTTTAATACTTTTATGCCAGATACTAACCGTTCAGATATAGAGTTTCTTCAGCGTGGCCTTACTGGTGATTTTGAGTTTAAAGACTTTACTTCTGAAGATCCTTTTGAAGCATTAGCTAGTATCGGTGGATTAACAGGGGACAGTGGAAACATTTTTGGTAATGAAAATGAGGCTAACGATGAAAAAGTAGAAAAACCTAGTGATTACTTTAGTTTATTTGAGGATGACGATGATGAAGAGGATTATGCCAGTGGTACAGGTCGGTCTATAATTAATGAATATACTAACTTCTTTAAATAATATAAATGTCTAAAGCAAAAAAAGCAGCTAGTGCAGCTAAATTACATAAAGATAAAATGGCTTGTAATAAACCAAAGAAAACTCCTGAGCATAAAACTAAATCACATGTTGTAAAAGCTTGTGATAAAGGAAAAGAAAAGATTATTCGCTTTGGCCAACAGGGTGTAGAAGGTGCCGGAAAGAACCCCAAAACAGCTAAGGATAAGGCACGTAAGAAATCATACTATGCAAGACATAATGCTCAAGATAGTAAGCCAAGTAAAATGAGTGCACGTTATTGGTCGCATCGTGAAAAATGGTAACTCTAGAATGGATGACCAATTTCAAATCACTCTAAATACTACTGTCTGCAGGACTCTGTATCAAGCAGTCTGTGATGCGTTAGAGGCTTGGCCAGGATCTCCAGCTAGACCAGCAGAACAACAAGAGCAATACCGACAACTAAAGTTACTTTTATTTAGTATAATTTGTGAAGCTAATTACGAGCTATGAACAAAGACGGCAGCTACATCCAATCCAGGCCAAAAAAAACAAAGCAAGGTACTGGTAAACACTCCAAACCTAATCATGGACGTAAGCAGCCTAGAGGACAAGGAAAGTAAGCTATTATTAGATAACTTATCGTAATGAAATGGTTCCCTTTAACGAAGCGATTCAACTAATCAAAACGTTTGAGGGCTTCCATGAGAAAGCCTGTAGCGATTCCACAACAGATGGAGAAGCCTTTATTATTGGCTTTGGTACAACCTATTATCCTGACGGCTCTCCGGTCCGTCAGGGTCATCTCTGTACTAAAGAAAAAGCTCTTGCATACCTAAATGATGAAATCAAAATTATTTCAACTCAAATCATTGATCTGAATTTAGGTTTAGATCTTCAAATGTTAAATGCCTTAATTTCGTTTGTGCATTCAGTGGGTTGGGAATCTTTTCTCTACAGTAACGTAGTTGATTGCTGTGAGCGTGAAGAGTACAATCAAGCAGCAAAGGAAATGACCAAGTGGATCTATGATTCAGAATATAACGTTATCGGCGGCCTCGTGGAACGCCGCCGTAAAGAGGTCAGATTATTTTTAAGTGAGTTACTAGATAGCTCTTGGATAGGTTCTGATATTCTTTTAAAAGCCTTTAGGAATTATGTAGCTTCTCCTGCTCAAGTCCGAGCTATTCGCAAGCTACAAGAAGCGATAGATCCTTACGCGCTCTCTAGTTTTGCAAATGATTTTGAAATAGATGCAGACCCATACGTAGAATATAGCCAATCTGAGTACGACACAATCTTTAACCTGTAGCCTACAATATTAGAAACAGGGAAAACGAGCATGAATAGCATTGAGACAAATGAAGAATATGATATGCCTTTGCACTTACAATTGGCAATGAGAAAGGCAGAGCTAGACTCCCAAGAAATGACCTGGGATCAGCTGCAAATTGCCTTGTTATGCCTTTTTCATAAACGTTTGATTGAGACTCAAGCAATTAAAGACATGCTGGCCGCTGAAAATATTGATATTGAATTCGATATTCCCACTGATTTTGAACTCACGCAACTAGCCTTGACTATGATGCGTGATGATGATGACGACGACGAAAGTAACTATCAGCCTTTCTAGATTTACTTCTTTTTCTTTCCAACCATTCCACGGAGTCTAGCCATCTTATCCTTCATGGATTCTTTTTGACCACTGGCTTTTTTATCTTCTCCGTTTCCTCCTTTTTTTAGACCACGGACTTCTGCACGAAGTCTTTTATTTTCTTCACGTAATTTAGATTCGCCTGTTTTTTTACCTACTGCGTCCTTGGCTACAGGACGCTTGTTACCTGGTGCAGGTTTTTTAATTGGTGCCATTGTCTGTAAGCAATTACCTTTTAATACTACGGCTACCAACTAATTGGTGGAGCCGCTCCTGGACCTAAATTAAAAGCACAGCGTCGGGCTAAATTATTCAATACCTTTCTTTTGTCTTCCTCACTAAGTACAGGTGTATGAATAATCTCCCACGCTACCTCAGAGCAAAGCTTTACAGGTAGCGGAGGAGGTGGTTGATAAGGAATTACTAGAAGAGGAATCACCACAAGCCTGGGATCAAATCTCCAGTTAATGCATATGCTCCAAGAGCAGCAATGATTCCTAGCATCGCAAGCCTGCCGTTAAGGCGTTCTGCTTTTGTATTGTGGTTTTCGGTCACTGCAAGCACTTCCATTGTTGGTTCTTTGGCAAAGACGTTTGTTTGTCCGTGCTCGTTTGTTGTAACTGTCATGATAATCAAAAAGGTGGCTTTAGTCTACCTTGATTAATTTTTATTCAGGTAAACAAACCAACCTAGATAAGTACCACTGCGCCTTGCGAAGCGACTCATTACCACCTTTATGCTTTTCTCTCCATACGTATTTTGCTACATTACCCTTAATGTAACCACGATATTCTTCTGGAGTCAGCTGAGCTTCAATTGCTTCAATACATTCAATCCCACCACCTGCAGTGTAATGTTCTGGGTGGTTCACATTATCTGTGAAAGCTTGTTGATGT